CTCCCGTGACAACGGTTTTGTTCTGCATATGCGTCCAGCAAGCCTCTGAACACATGTAAGTGCCATTGGAATGTCTGAAGGTTCTAAGACCGACGTAGATTCCACAAGCATTTGCGAACGTACCGAATGCAGACGTTCCCATACCTCCTGAAAGAATGATCCAATATGAAAAATACTTCAGATAGGCATCGTCACGACCATTCAACGCAACTTCGCGTTGAGTCGCTTTGGCCTGCAGGTCTGAGAGTTCCTCAGCATAGCAAGGTTTGAACAAGCGTTTGATGAGTATCTCGAAAGCCTCATGGATATAAGACGTGGTTCTTCCATCCATGCGAGATATATCAGCGTTGACAATATTGGTCGCGGGTTCAGCTATGTCAGCGATCCTCGTTGCGACCTCTTCCGGAGTTTTGCCTGGCATATAAAACCGGAGATGTGCCTTTAGATAGTCCATCACCACGTACATGAATTGGGCGAAACGTGTCTTGTGCTTCGGGGTATCTGTTGTGATAATACGTGGATCCTTTGGTTTCTCATAAGCTTCCTTCTTAATGAAAGCTTTCAAGGTCTTCTTGTCATCCTGGATTGATTCATCAATGATCCGCCTTTGGGATGGGCGGTTCTGCCTAGAATAGACCTCTTCCAGTGGCATCGGATCTAATCCTTGGTTTCCAAGGGCCACATGGTCTAAGAATTCTCTGACGGCGTTCGCTACATGGAATCTCGGCTTAAAAGTTTTCTTCCAGGCAACATCATCGACTCTGCCTTTATGAGCCCTATCGAGGTTGGATTGGCTTGTCGTAGGGACAAAGGCTTCATTGATGAGAGGTTGCATGAACGCGACCATCGACGGCTTAACCTCTTCCGGTGCTTCTACGTCGAAGTCGTAGGAGCGTACGGCTTCGTCAACCGGGTAAGTGGTTAGAAGGGGTAGTCTATTCTCCGTGCGGTAGTAGTCATAAAGCACGGTGGCAGCTCGTTTCTTTTCCTCGTCATTCTCTATGTGTTTCAGCCAAGACATAACATTGGCTAATGTTAGCTTGCTGGTATATCTTGCTTGTGCTGCTATGCTCTCATCAACATGGCTTGGCACAACGACTGAATGTGTCGCTCCAACCCGGGATGTGGTCACCTGCATACCTTCTTTGGTTTGCAAGCGGAAACGGACAAAACCGTTTTGGACGGGTTGAAAGCGTTCGAGAGGTTTCGAGTGCAAGAATCTTGCTAGTGCGGTACGCAACATACCTCGCCATCTCCGCATGGGAGTTAGCATGACCAGGACATGGAATTCATCGACCTTCCGTCTGTCGATCAAATACACAGCAGCGGCACAGGGAATCCCAAACCAATTGCTCTTGACGACCATGACGTGATCATGGCTCCAGTCATA